ATCTTGTCGTCTGATAGCTTCAGGATCATCTACTACGTTGCTATATTCTTTGTCCGGCAGATACAACACATTTAATCTGCGGATTTTCTTAAACTCCTGGTACAATGACCGATGTACCCGTTTAAAAACCGCTGTATATGCTTGCAAACCCTGCTCGATTAAGGCGAGCGTTGTTGTAGCAGGCACATTTGGCCCTGGGCTTTGACCTGATAAAACATCGGTTATTCCTGATAATTCTTTGCCAACATCTATCAGCAATTTTAATAGTTGGAATCATGTCGGAGATGGCTCTTTGGTAGGCAGGGGTATAACATTTTTTCTGAGGTCATCGCCTGTGGTCTGGACAGGCTTCCATTCGCCGGATTGGCATTTTAAACTTTTCCCGCGGCCTAATTGGACGCCTCGCCCCAAGAAACCGCTTTGCCTGTTAGACAATGTGCCCGAATCTATAAGTTGATTGAGCGATGTATTAGACGCCGAATTAATCGAATGCAGTAAACTTCCAAAACCCAATCCATAGAATGAACCATCCGGTGCAGGCATAAATAAGAATCGAGTAAAATAATGAACAGGCTTTATCCTGATTATTTCGCCTTGGTCGTAAGATTCAATGCCTGATAGCTCAAATCGCGCTGAGATTCTAACCAGTTTTTGAGTAGCATAATGGACAGTAACAATATATGGCTCTTGATATCCGTCTCCATCGAGATCATACCATCTATGCTGTTCAAGAAATATATGCGGAGTATCTTCATCAGTCTGATCTCCTTTCCCTGACGCTAAACCCAGCTCCTCAACATCAAAATCCAGATATGTCCTAGTCCTGATTCTTTCGACTATTTCGTTTCGGGTTAATTCAATCCTGTGAGTAATTCGGGAGGCTTTTTCGAGGGATTGCGCATAATAATGAACCACCAAATCATCTGCGAAAACCATTTCAGATACATTCTGTTTTTCAACTGTATCATAATATGTTTTTTTGAAAGCACATCCGATTGCAGGCAGAGTGAAAAGAAGCTGATCAACCCCATCCTCCCAATCCGTCATGTCATTGAGCAATTGATATGACATGTGATCGCAGAGTCTTTTCCCGCGCGCTGCTTTTTTCCCGTCTGGATCCTTGCCAATAATTTTAGCCTTTACGACATCTGTGCCTTTTATGATTTCTGGATATGCCCTGGCCGCAAACTGGATACATCCATTTGTGATAATAGGATACTTAACATTGGCAACCTGTTCGCCGGCATAGGTTTTTTTCTCTATGTCCAGTTTTACAAGTTTAAGGATTTCAGCATTCGAGGTTTCCCACGGGGCTCTGGACTGTTTGTCAAGATTATAACCGTCAATGACTTTGGCTGCTATTGTATCGATTACATCTTGATCGAGATCCTCGGCGATGTTGGTCATCGCGTGGCGGGCTTCGAGCTGATCAATAAAAGACAAGATTTGTTGCTCTTCGGCAGTCTCGGCCTCTTGTTGTTCAATAGCTTGCTGTTCAACTATCTGTTCTGGGCTTGGCTGTTGTGGTTCTATGAATTGTTCGTTAGGCATAATTTTAATCCCTATTCAACAGGATGTTTTGGTAATGGAGTTGATAAAGCATATCAGTAACCGGTCACGTTATCAACCGTATCGGTCGGATAATATTGATTTGTATCCCAATCTTGTGGCCTGATCCTCTGAGGCAAAAGCGTCATCATACAACATGCCATGCCAGCAGTATCAACTCTTTCATCGTGACATCCTGATGAAGCATTATATTTCCCGGATTCTTCAACAAAAGTTCTCATTTCCGATACGGTTTCCTTACATACAATCTGTATTGCTCCGTCTCGCGACATCCTAATCAACGAATCTACCATCTGAGGCTTTGTTTTTTTAGTAGTCAGCCAACCAGGTTCACCACCTTGTGCTTCATACATCGGATAATATTTGCGTTTCAGGTCAGCTACTACCGTATAGCCATGGTTCATCAATTCGATACAGGCTATGGCCTTATTGTAGAAAACACCTATCAATTCGACCATATCGGCTATCAGATCATAATCAATGTGCCCATGCCACTGTGCCACCTGCTTTCCGGATAAATGCTCGAAAACGTCTATACATGACGGGTCAGGCTTTCTATTTGCATCTTTTTGAGATTGCTTTAACCCTCCTGCCGAATCAACACATATTACATATTCTTTCTCTGGGTCAGGCTTTTCCCATATCCTAAAATGACCATATTGGTTGCGTCTAATCGTAGGTTTTCCAAGTTGATTTGTCACATCGCCCGTGAGAATTGGATTTATGCATTCAGACTCGATTCCATCGCAAAACTCTTTTGAAAAAACATTAAGCCCCGAACTTAGAAAAGCTTCTTCCACAGTTGCAGGATATTCCTGATGGAATGTATTAACCGAACCCCTGCATTGATTTTCAATACACCATGTTCGCCAATTAAGCTGTTCGAGTGTCAAACTGAATTTGTCTTGGAGCCGTTTTTCTTCTGAATCTTTCCATTCGCGAGCATCTTCATCGAAAGCTTTTTTCTCAATCTTTTCAAGAATCTTATTTCTTTGCTCATTATCATCAAAGGGCATTGAATACCAAGGATGAACAAACCATGGTATAAAAACGAGTATCCAATCCGAAGTTGAAGAAGACCAAGCATAAGTGATCCCATCTTTTTCGTAATACGGATAAGCTCCTTCAGCGTAAGCCCTGAAAACATCCTCTTGGAATGAATTACCAAATCCTTTTGCTGTTGACTCTCTAAATATTTCTGTATCGACCGGAGCGGTAATAGGAGGAACGCATTGAAGCAGGCCAGATAATAGGTCATGTCCTCCGCCTTGGTACATTCCCTCCTCCGAAAGATGGAGATAATGAATACCTTGGGACTTTCCAGCATCGACATTGCGAGCTGTGGCAAGTTTATACTGCGATTTGAGACCATCACCTTTTGCAGTATCAAATATAAGTTCCTGGGCGTTAGATTTACAAGTTTCGGGGGCTATGGGATTTTGCTCCAGCATGAGCTTAGCCATAGCGTAAAGGGTGGCTGTGGAGTCTTCTTCGTGGCCGGTAATGAATGTATTACGGTTAAAATTGAGGGAGGTTAGATGATAAAAACGGCCTTCGACATATGTTGAACCGCCAAAACGTCTCGTCTTGAGCAACATAATGCGAACATGACCTTTTTCAGATTTTTGCTTTTCGGTAATTTCATGTAATATTTCTTGCCCCGGGTTAAAGATAAGTGGCAATATTCTGCCTGTATTATGATCACGTATTTTGATACAATCATGGGCAAAAGAACGGAAGTCTGCTATGTATTGTTGAAGTTGCTTTTCTGATTCAGGTGATAATCCCATAACATTATGAAGCCTTTTGGTGGTTACTTCCCATGCCGAATTCCGCGTAATTTATCTTCCAAGGTTAGGCTACCAGTAATCTCGTGTTTTTCAATAAACATTCCAAGATATTTTGCAATACTATCCAGTGCCGCTTTCTTATCTGCAAACTTGATTTTTTTGAGATCACCCATCATATCGCCATCTTTAGTGAATATGGTTTGCACATCCATACCTGTAAGGGTAGCAGCTATATCAGCAGGAAGTTTATGAATTGGGATTAGGTTGCCGTCTTCGTCGTAGAATTTCCGGGGGTCAAGAAAACCGAGCTTTGCGTATTCTTTGAGAACATTGTCTATCGAAATATCATTTCTTTTCGCCAATTCAGCCCGAAGCTCTTTTACCCTTGCCTTGACCTTGCTGTTTTCATTAAACAATGCAAAAGCTCTACGCCAGAGTGTTTCGGGTTTCATGTTTTTCGTACTATATGCGTGTCTATACGCAGCAGTCATGTCGCCCGTTTTGAGAAACTTACGGCAAGCCTTTTCTTGTCTAATTGTTAATTTTGGCTTCGGCATCACTATAACGGCTTGCCGTCTGGTCCTACCAATTTTTTATCCTGCTGAATTATTTTTTTCGGGATAATAGTATTACGATGATCCAGATTGCCGGCCTTGGCTTGATTGATAAAAAGAACAATAATCGCTTTGAATGCCGCAAAAAATAGATCGAGAGAGGCTAAAAGATTTGTAGGGAATCCATTAACATTGACATTACCGTCTGACATGGCTGTAATACGGCATTGGACGACTGGTTGCGGGTGAGCAGGTTGTTGACTTGGTTCTGAATTGTTTGGCATTTTATATTTCCTTGATTTTTACGTGATGCGATACCGGATAGTCTTCAACTTTGTAGGAAAATGGCAATATGCCTGGAACAATAGATACAATAACCTGCTCGATGTCGTCAACAAGCTTAACAGAACCTGCAGACGGCACATCAAGACATTTGTTGAGATCGGGAAAAACGTTAGGACATTCGCTATCCCTAATCGTGCCACTCTTTCGTTTTATGCTAAAATTTAGATAGTTTTTCATTTTTGGAGTTGCTCCCCTGTAATAACATTTCAAC